ATTAATGCCATGCTCCGCGCATATCAGCTCCCATTCCGTTTGCAGATCAGGTTTTTGCCAGTTCAGCTTTTGCAGAATAACTTGTTTCTCCACTACCCTGCGGGTGGTCATAATAATATCACGGATGGTGTTTAAAAGCCTTTCCGGTACTTCATCCATATACGGCTCAAGGTGTGAGCCGATTGCTTTCACGGCTTGGTCAATGGTCATTATTTGTGATTTTATTAATGGCTAAAATAATATAAACCGCCCAAACGATGGCAACGGATAAGGCGATTAAATTAAATAAAATTATTGTATTCATGATTAATTTTCTAAAATCAGCCGCCATGTCTTATCATTTACATTGTCACATTTAAAATAGACATTAAACGGCTTATTTTTTATTTTAACTTTATAAACGTCGCAAATTGTCTCTATTAACGCAACATTACAGATGTATTTGTTTTCGTTGAATTTGTAACCATTATACCGATCACCCTCAAAAAATAAAATACTTCCGTATTCAATAGCAAAATTGACATATTGCCATTTTAACTTATTGCGGTAAAAGAAATTCCTAAGTGATATTCTATACGAACGTTTTATCTTTTGCCGATCCTGAGCCGCTGAATAGTAAAAGCTAATCATGAGATCCGGCTCGCCTTCGCGGTTAAAAATGTTTACTGATTTTTTCTTTGGTTTGATTAATTCCATTTTAAATGATTATATCCTTTTCGCTGGTTAATGTAAATACTTGGAAGCCTTGTTGCGTAAGCTGGGTATGTCTGAATTTCTGCAATTCTGTCGGCTCACGGCCCGGCTGCTTCACCTCAACAAAGATGGTTTTGCCGTTCTTAAAACAAACAAGGTCGGGTATGCCGTTGCAGTTCGTTTGGATAAGTTTAACGACCAGCCATCCCGCCCGCTCAAAGCGTGCCTTTATGTTCGCTTGGATTTTGCTCTCCATCATTTAAAAATTATCCGCCAGCGCGATTAATAACAGGATGATGGTAATGACAATGTAGGATTGTGTCGGGGTTAAGTCTGTGGTTTTTTGTTGCATGGTTTTTTGTTTTGTTACACAAAGATAATAATTTATTTTAAATAAAAAATATTTTTTTAATATTTTTTTATTTGCAGCCGCTGCGGGATTCGAACCCGCATCTCCCTGACTTAACAGGGACGCTAACCCGAGGTGGTATTTATTCCCACTTACGCCAAGCGGCTGGCCGAAAAGACCCCGTTGCTGATCTGACGGGAAGCAGACGGGGTACGGTTATTCAATCCCGTAATCATTCCTAAAATAGCTCAAAGTATAATCTTTTTTGCCTTTCACCGCCTTGTAAATCTTCTCCTCAATGCCGCCCTCCGCAAATAGCCAGTACACCTTTGAGGCTTCCTCCCGATCTTTATTCTGCATCCGCGCCCGTGCCTGCCAGTAACTTACGGCGCTGAAGTCAATATTAAGCATTATTAGCGCGTCCGCCGTGCTAAGGTTAATACCTTCACGCCCTGATTGGATTTGCGAAAGAAACCACTTATCTGAGCTTGTAGCGAACTCCTGCGGGTCGGTCGTAAACCTGTCATATCCGAAGGTCAGATAAAGCATAGTTTCCTCGGCTTTGTACTTGTAAAAAATAGCTATCTTTTTGCCCTTGAAATTGTCTTTTATCCAGTACACCTTTGAGCGGTCAAAGACAACCCCTTCATTCTTTTCATCTATTACGGTGCCTGTGTACACCTGATGGAGCTTGCTGAGTAGCTTTGCCCCGGTATCTGCCATAACTACGTTCCCATCCCGGCCGACGTACACTCGTTCTTTTTTGAGCTTATCGGCCAGATAATACGTGGATGGCTCCATTTTAATACCTACCGTTAACTCCTTTACTTCTGCCCTAAACCCGGCTTCTGCCTGAGTGAAAGGGATAATTAAATGATCTGTCATTTGTTTGATTTTTGTTTGGTTTGCGTTTGAGTAGTCGTTTACTTTTAAACCCTTAAAATATTTAAGCTGAATATCGACATAGTCCTTTGCCCATTTGTAAAAGTTAATGTAATCTTTGAACGGACTGAATGAGCTGATGTAAAACTGATGGAAGATTTGCGAATAGCTTTCCGGCGTTGGCGTGCCGCTTAAATAAATAATCGGCTTGCCCTTGCATAATTCCTTCAGCTTTTTTACCCTTTGCGCTGGCTTTGGGTATTGTCCTAACCCATGCGCTTCATCACAGATAACAATATCAAAAGGCTGTTTTACGTGGTGGATATTCTCATAGTTTGTTACGATAATATCCGAACTTATGCCTAACTGCTTATGGTCATCCAATATCCCGCTTATTACCTTTTTCTTTGTTAAAAATAAAATAACGCCTGCGCCTATTTTATCAGCGGTTAATAAAGCCGTGACGGTCTTGCCCGTGCGAACCTGCATCGCTAAGTAAACTAATCCATATTTGCGGATAATGTCGGCGGCGCGGTTGCTGATCTCTATTTGGTAGGGGCGGGGGTGCATTTACTTTTTTTGAAATTCTTTTCTTAATGATTCAAGAAAATCTATTTTTCTTTTAAATTCTTCTTCTTTTTCCTTTTGTTCTGTTCTTATATAAATCGGTATTATAGTATAATATCCATCATCTGCATTTTCTACAAATTCAAATGCTTCCCATTCGGTATCATATCCTATCCAATATTCTATTGAATGTAGATCATCTTTATAATATTGTGCATCTTCACGTATTTTAAATACGCCGTATTTTTTTTTCATACTTTAATTTTTAATAAGCTTGTAAAAAAAATCACCCCCCGCCCCCTTTAAGTACCAATACCTAAAAACCGATTTTAAGTGTTAATAATTAAAACGGGGGGTGAAAAAGTTACGGATTAAAACGGAGCATCCTCCTCAACCGTTGGTTTCTCAGATTGGACTAATTTTGTCCAAAACTTTTCAAAGAACTCTAATTGCTTACTATTGTCGTAAACCATTTGCCCTTTGACCTTTACTTTCTCAAGCTCGGGTAATTCGCCGGGCCAGTCCTTTGTCCATTTCCATTTCAGAGCTTTGCCGTTCTGATTAACAAAGATGGTGGTTTGCGGTTTGCCGTTGTCACCTATTTTGCTGTTCGCGATCAGCTTAACAGGTTGGCTGATGTCAGCATTTGCGATGCTGTTTGTCAGTCCGCGGTAATAGCCGGAGTCCGTGCGCACCTGTACTAAATACTTTTGACCCTCATCCTCCAGTACAATTTTCAGTTTGCGGAACTTCGTGCCATTGTACTCGTCATCTTGGAACTCGATGGATGTGATTTTGCCATCCACTGCGTCAAATAACTCGATGTCGCCATTGGCGCTTTTGCGGGCAAATTTGCCCTCTTTCAAATTCAGGTAGGTAATTCCCCCCGATGTATTGGATAAGCCCATAATTAGCCGGGTAACCGTTCCCCGGTGCGGTTTTAATCTTTATAGATATCTTTTATCATTTGATCGATGCTGTCGTGAAGGTCTTTAGCTTTCTCCATAATTAAAGCTCTGTATTCTTCCTCGCTTACCATTTTTGTTTTATGCTTAAGGTCGGTATAAATGTCGAACAGATTGCCTTTAATTGTACCGATTACTCCCGCCAGTTTGAGCATTCTTTCTGATTGCTCATTATACATCTCCTCGTATATATTTTTCATAATATTCAAGTTTTAATCGATCGGGTTTTCCTCCTCGAATTTGTTAAGTAATAATTGTTTTACATACTGCGAGCGGGCAGACCTAAAAATAATCGCATTCTCGTGTGGGGTGTATAATCTTTGTTCCCACTCCACGAAGCCGTTAATGGCCGCGTAAATCTGCTCCATGCCTGTGGTGATGTGCCTATAATAGCAGTAGGCGCTGAATACAACCGGAACGACATCCTCGCCTATTTGTACGTTATACGTTATTTTTGTACTCATAACTTATGACTGATTTGGTAGGTGAGTGATTTTGGTTTGCTTGTGCCATTCTCAGCCATCCAAAGATTATGCGTGGCGTTAAATAACTCCAGCTCCTTTGCCGTGTCATCTTTACTAATCAACTGCCAGCCTATGCCCTGTATATCGCCTTTTTTACCCTCCGTGCGGGTTTTTGCATTAAGCCATAATATGCCGACCTTGTCAACCCTGATGCCTGCTTTGTTCATTAGTAAAGAACGATAAGCGGCCAATTGCAACCAGTAGGAAGAATAAACAGCGTTAGATGTCTTAATGTCAATTAGTATCTTTTGCCCATCCATTTCAATGATTCGGTCAATGGTGCCAGCGTATCCTAATTCTTTGCTGATAATATTCAGCTCAATTGAGTCGGTTACAAATTGAAACCTGTTGCGGAACTCGACATACCTTTCAAACATTGCCCACTCGTTTAATTTGTAGTCGATGCCACCGGATGGATTGATTAGGTTGACCCCTTTACCATGATCGTAGTCCTCCGTTAATTTGTGAACCACTGATCCGCGCCTGCCAGCTTCGTCTCGGATTTCGTCCGCGTCTTTACCAGCTTCCTTAAGCCAGTTGTAATATGCGGCGCCTTTTGGGTAAGCCTCTAAAATGGTTGTCACTGAAGGCACGAAGCCTCCGTCCTCTGTAGAATAAAAACGACTGTCGAGGAAAGTCAGTTGTTTGTTGTTGATTGTGTACATAAGCTTAACGATTTAGAATGCAAATATAAAAAAGATTTTTTAAATACAAAATTTTTTTTTTATTTTTGTAAAAAATATAAATTATGAAAAAAGAAACAAGAGGCCGAAAGCCCATCCCAGCATCAGAAAAAAAGAAAGTAGTGCAATTTTATGTAAAGCAAAAGCATTACAAAGCAGCAAAGGAAGAATCTAAGTTAATTCAACAAAAGTATTCATAATGAGCTGTTATTATTGTAACTCTTTTGATTACCAAACACGTGCTTCTGCAAACCACAAAATACATTTGTGTAATGTTTGTGAAAGAACATTTGGTAATTTTCAAACTAATGGATATTGCTGCGAATATAAAAATGTTAAAATAGTCGAATACGAACTATCTAATAAACAAAAACGCAAAGCAAATATGTGTATAAATTGTTTGACGAGTTTTGGCAATGTAAAACAATATACACCACATTTTATGTCTGTTACTTATGATGAAAGAGAAAAAATAAGATGGTCAATTAAAAAAGAAAAATCAGATTTATTTAATTCTATACTTGAAAAAAGAAGGCATTATAAACAGCGTTATTATGATTATTTAAAATCTGATGGATGGAAACAAAAAAGACTGGAAAGATTAAAACTTGATAATTTTATTTGCCAAAATTGCGGCAATAAGTCAGGTCGCCTTGACGTTCACCACACAACATACGACACACTTTATAATGAATCTATTTACGACATAATTACTTTATGTCACCCATGTCACTTTAAATTACACGAAAATGATTAAACTACACTACCAAACAGCCGAAGAGCTGGGACATTACCCCGTTCCGCTTATATGGAATACGCAAACAAATGCACCTGTATCGCACGTGCAAGGTTGGGAAGCTATGCATCCATATCAACTTACGAGCGAACACAATGCAATGGCGGTGCGCACCTCCGATGCTTTTACGTTTATTGATGTGGATACAAAAAATAGCTCCACACTATCCGCTGACGATTTAAGAACTTACATACTGATAATGCTTCAGGAAAAGCTTAATAATGATATTTATAAAAAACTATTCATTGAACAAAGTCGTAACGGTGGCCTGCATATATTCCTTAAAATGCCAGCACCCGATCAAAAGGTACAAATAGCTACTAACTCAAAGGGGAATGAACTGATTGCTTTGTATCCGAAAAAAAAACTTTGTTACACGTTCCCAACCCCCGGATGCCAAATAATATACGGTGAGCGTGACGAAATGGAAGATATAACGCAAAGTGAACTTGATCAGATTATTGATTTATTGCAAACATTAGACGAGCCAAAGGAAACGAAAATAATTGAGGCTACGCCAAAACAAAACTTTGGCCGCCCGGATAAATGGAAATTCTTTGACCGGAAAATACCAAATGAATACTTTGCAGAACTATTGACTGAAATAGGACTTTCACCATGCAGACTGCAACCTCGCTTTGGCAAAGATGCTATAGTTTATGAAGCATGGCGCCGGACTGAATCGATTTCCCCCACCATGTCGGCAAAGGTATTTTTTGGTAGTGAACCAAAGGTTTTATTGTTTACATCCTCCCTCCCTCAGTTCCCATCGTATCAATCGCATTCACGTAAATCAGACTGGACATTAACTGCATCAAAATTACTTTACTATAAAAATGGTCAGGATGCTGAAAAGACTGAAAACGAAATAAACGAAATAGCAGAACGCTATCAGATAAATTTAAATTTTATTGTTACAAGGTCTGGCAGTTTAATCAATGAAGGTACATTCTGGAAGATACACGAAAAAACAGGCATAGTTACACTACTCGAAGATGCAATGCTTGAAGTTATTACCAATTGCGGATTCAGAAGGTATAAAGAAGATTTTATACGGATTGATGATAATATAGTAACTATTTGCCAAATAGGGGACATTGTTAGGACTTTGACAGATATAGTCACAAAAGTAGATAAAGAGATTTACAATCCCGTTTCTAAGCGTTTAAAGTCTATTTTAAACAATTCTACTATATTAGATGACTTACCTGAGTGGGATGCGGCAAACCTGCTTAAAGATGACATAAATAACGTATGGCGTTATTTTAAGAACTGCGCTGTAAAAATTACAAAGGAAGGTGCCGAGATTGTAAATTATTATGAATTGCCAAAACAGATATGGAAGTCTGACATCATTGAAAGGAATTTCCAAATGCATGATTTCTCAGGATGCGATTCAGAGGAGTTTATTAAACTACTGGCAGGCGAAAACATTACAGAACTTAAAGCCATGATAGGTTACAATCTTACAAGGTACAATAACCCAGCCAAACCTGAGATGACTTTGTTTCTCGAAAACATTGACGAAGATCAGGAGGGTAGCAGTGTGGGTGGCTCCGGTAAATCATTGATAGCGCAAATGATTAAAAACGCATCAGGTAATATGGTGTTTATAAATGGACGTGATCCGCGCTCTATATTCTCAGACTTCGCATGGAGCCGGATAAATCATGATACCCGCACCGTGTTTATTGATGACGCTTACAAAGGTTTTAAGGTCGATGCTCTTTATACAGTAGCTTCAGGGGACATGATTATTAATAAAAAAAATAAGCCTGAGTTTACTATTGAAAACCAAAATCGCCCTAAAATAATAATTACATCCAATTATGCAATGGGTAACGGTGATGAATCAGATACAAGGCGTTTATGGACTTTTGCTATTGAAAAGTATTTTAACCTAAATAGAACGCCTTTAGATCATTTTGGGCGTAAGTTCTTTGAGGACTGGGATGCTGATGAATGGTTAAAATTTGACAATTGGGCAACCGATTGTATCAAAACATTTATGACATTCAAAAGGTCTGCAAAGGTTACTAATATTGATTTAAAAAGGCGGATGCTTATAAATTCAACTGATAGAGGATTTGTTGAGTACATGGATAATCTATTTGACCAGAAGTTTTATTCATGGTTTCCTCAGATACTTAAAACGGAAAGAAGGGAAGAAAATGGCAGTTTAAGTGTTAATGCTGTTGATTTCAATAAATGGTATCCTAACAGATCAAAGAATGAATACGCGGCTAAAATAGCAAAGAATGAGCTTTTGGATACCGTTAACTCATTGCTCAAAAATAAATTATCTCAGACAATGTTGACGCAATGGCTACAAAAATGGGCGGATACCAAGGACGGTTTGGTTATAAATTCTAAGTATAAAATGACAAATCAGAACGGTTTATTTTACCAAATTTTGGAACTTAAAGATGTTTTAACTGATGATGTTCCATTTTAAAAAGTGTGCAATGAGTATAGAAAAAGTGAGCAAAAGTGAAAATTGTAAAAAAAATCGATCACTCTTTTTTGCATTGTGTAACACATTGGAAACATTGGAATTTCAAAAAGTGTTCTTTTGCAATTATTTATTAATCAATCATTTATCACTTATCTTCACACTTTTTCACTTTTTTTCTACTTATAATAATAATAATAATAATATATATATATATAAGAGAATATAGAAAAAAGTAACGGGGTAAGGAAAATAGTAAAAAGTGTGAAATGGAAAAACAATGCAGAACTTGTATTTTTTGGGTGATGGCAGCGGAAAGGACTAAAAGTCTGGCCGAGGGGGTGCATTACAAAACTAATTTAGGGTATTGTGCTAATCCTGTTGTCCGGGATCAAATATTTCACGTTAGGAAAGGTGACGAACAAATATTATTTTTAAACCATAAAAATATTGAGTTTGATGAAAACTTTGGATGCATACACCAAAAACAAAATACTAACGGATCTGTTCAAGAGCCGTGAACTTGATGAAATGCTGAACAAGTTTGATGCCGGGGCGGGTAATGAAGATTTGAAATCTGAACTATTTTTGGTACTTTGCAATCAGCCGGAGGCTAAAATAATTGAACTGAACGGAAACAGGCAACTTATGTTCTTTGCTACCGGGATAGTTCAAAAGATGATATTTCAGAAGGGAAAGTTTTACAGGACTTATAGAAGAGTTACTAATGAATTTAATACTAATATCGAAATAGAAGAAGAGGAGTATAATAGGGATAAAGATATTATGTTAAATAGAGTTGAGGTAAGTCTTGAAACGGATTTGCATTGGGTGGAGCGGGCAATGGTTTCTTTGTATTTAGATAAAGGATCAATGACTAAAATAAGCGAAGACGTTAAGATGCCTTTCAAGCAGGTGCAAAAGATTATGAAAGCAGCAAGGACAAAGATAGACAATGCAATAAACGGTAAGACCGTAGGTAATTACGTGGTGGCGAGTATGGACATTATTTTCGACATAAACGAATCTGTATGTCCGGATAATATCAATGACATTCTGGAAGAGGCTTGGGAGTATATTAACTACCGGGTAACGGGAACGAAAGTCCCTTCCAATGCAATAGACAACTATATCAAAGAAATCAAACCAATTAAATTAAAACGGATAATATGATGCTTTTAATCATTCCGACAACGGCGGCTTTGTTTGCCTTTCACTTTATTGATGTGCTTCGCATACCCGAAAGGTGGCGGGTGCTATACCGTAAACCACTCAACTGCAATCTTTGCCTATCTTTTTGGGTGGCTTTGCTTTTATGGCTTGTGCCTCCTATCTTTGTCAAAGTATTATTCACAGGCTTTGCCGCTTCAATCCTATCAGTATGGGGAATAAAGAAAAGTTCATAAGTTATGAAAACGAATGGATGACGGTGCGCGTAGGTTTTTTACGAGACCTTACGATGGAATGTAAAAATGAAATAGAGCGTATTTACAAAGAAGAGATTGATCAGAACTGGTTTCCTAATCGTTGGTGTAAGGCTTGCTATTATGATGCAATCCGGAGGTTAATAATTAAATTTCAATTATGAGTGAAGTATTTGTCGCGGTATATACAAATAAAGTAAAAAGATATTGTGATCAATTATTTTTCGATGCTTTGAATAAAAATATAAGCAGCGATCATATACACGTTATTGATAATAGTAATGATCACGGCGAGTATATGAACGAATTAAAAGCCAGAATACAATGCAATTACATAGCTCATTTGGATATATCTGAACAACCAGAAATAACTAAGTTTCATAGAAAGGTAGCTGAATCGGTTACCCATCTTAGATTAATGTTTTTGCTTAGCCAGTATAAATATTTCCTTATTGCCGAAAGCGATGTCATTCTAAATAATGATAAAACTATTGAAACATTACTGCAAAATATAAAAGAGCTTCCAGAAGATACCGGAGCGGTTGGGGCTTTATATTATGATGGCTTTCACAATTACAGCCTTACAGGTATTCAGCAAACTAACCACGTATTATCCGGATGCACTATTTACAAACGTTCAATGATTGAAAGGTTTCCGTTTAGATACGATCCTAATTATTTACCTTCATTCCCTGATGCTATTATTTGCATTGATGCCATTAATGATTTCAAATATTATAACAATCACGAGTTAAAATGTAGCCATGCTCATTCAGAGAATGGCTCAAGATATATATGAAAAGTAAAGTAATATATTCAGAAAACCCTTATGAGCATTGGTCAGATATTACCGATGTCAATGGTAAGATTGTTTTGGATTTGGGTTGTGGATGGATTGAGCAAGGGCATGAATCAACAACGGAATATTTTATCAAAAGAGGTGCGGCAAAGATAATAGGTGTTGATATTAACGAAACTGAAATACAAAAGTTGCAGGCGATATATCCCGATCACGTATTTATCTGTAAGGCAGTAGAAACAAAAACGGATTTATTTGATTTGATTGCTGAATATAAACCGGAGGTGGTGAAGATGGATATTGAGGGTTTTGAAAAGCTATTGAAGTTTTTAGGCAGTCTGCTTACGGTTAGGGAGATTGCTATTGAATACCATAATAATGAATGTAAGAATATCATTTTGAGTAAGCTCGATGAGTTAGGTTTTGATATTTTAGCAGTCAATAGATTTGGTTACTTTTGTACTGATGTCGAAATAATGGGAGTAATTCATGCAAAAAAATAAAGAAATATCAAATACAGGATATTGGAGCGGCGAAACAGCGCATCATCATCATATTCACAGCAAAGAACTGGCTGAATGGTTATGCAATTTTTTGGATAAAGAAAACCCCGTTATTGATTTTGGCTGTGGGATGGGTTATTATTTGCAACAAATGAATGAAAAAGGATTCAAGAATTTAATTGGTTATGAGGGTGAAGTACCTAAAATAAAGTATTTTGACGCCATTGAACAAAAAGATATTACTAATCAAATAAATACTATAAAAGGAAATGTTTTATCTATTGAAGTCGGCGAGCATATACCAGCTCAGTATTGCACAAATTACATAGATAATCTTGTAAATAATTGCAATGACTTCCTTGTTTTATCTTGGGCAGTTCCTGAACAGCCGGGAAGAGGTCATGTGAATTGTTTAAGTAATGAATCTGTAATTGCAATGATCGAAAGTAAAGGATTAAAATATTTATCTACAATTACCAAAGATGCTCGTTCAATTATTACAGATAATACTTATTGGCTAAAAAATACAATAATGATATTTCAATGATTAGTATTTTTACCATAGCATATAACGAAGAAGTCTTAGCGGAAAAATTTATAAATCATTATCGAAGCAGGTTTCCGTCATGCAATATTATGGTGTACGATAATTTAAGCACAGATGCGACAGCAGAAATATTTTTATCACATGGTTGTAATTTGTTAGAATTTGATACAGGAGGCAAAATAAATGAAAATTTATATTTACATATAAAAAATAACCGATGGAAGCAAGCTTCGACAGATTGGGTTTTGGTTTGTGATGTTGATGAATGGTTAGATATTGATGAACAGACTCTAAATAATGAAACTTCAACCCTTATTAAGTCATGCGCTTTTGATGTTTATGAATATAAATATGAAGTAAGATTTCCGCTATATGATAAAGTGCTTTTGTTTAATAGGTCAAAAATAACTGAAATAAATTACGGCCCCGGATGTCATAGCGTACATCCTGAAGGTATTATCGAATATTCAATGCCTTATAAACTGCTACATCAGAAGTATTTATCAGAAGAATATATAGTTCAAAGGCATAAGATGTATGCACAGCGTGTAAGTGAAACGAATATAGAAAATAAATGGGCAATACATTATTTCACAAATGAAGAAGAAATTAGGCAAAATTATCGTAATGTGATCAAGGACTTTGAGAAAAAATAGTATTTATAATCCAAATGAATCAAATGCAATGAACAACAAACAAACATTCATAAAGTACGAAAACGAATGGATGACAGTTCGCTCCGGATTTATTCGTGAGTTGTCGAATGAATGCAAAAGCGAGGTTGAGCGTATTTATAAAGAGGAGATTGATATTAACTGGTTACCGAATAAATGGTGCAAAGCCTGTTACTTTGATGCCATTCGTAGATTAATAATTAAATTTGGATTATAATGCCATTACCGAATAAGAACGAAACGAAAGATGATTATCTACAACGCTGCATGGGAAGTAGTGAAATGCAGTCTTACAACCCTGAGCAACGCTACGCCGTTTGTAATTCGTATTGGAAAGAGGAGAAACTAAGGAATATATTTAGTAAAGAAGCAAAAACAGTATTTGATAATGGCAAGGGAATTAAATGAAAAGCAGGAACTTTTCTGCAAATATTATGTAAGTAAAGACTTTTTTGGTAGTGGCGTGGAAAGTTATGCCGCTGCTTATGGTTTGGATTTGACAAATCAAAAAGAATACAATACTGCCAAAACTCAGGCGAGTAAACACCTTACAAACCCTAACATCCTTTCACGTATCAATGAGGAGCTGGATGCCGCTGGATTAAATGATAATTTTGTAGATAAGCAATTACTTTTTGCCATTACTCAAAACGCTGATTTAAGTTCAAAGGTTAGGGCAATTCAGGAATATAACAAGTTAAAGCAAAGAATTATTGAAAAACTTGAAACCAAAAACAATAACAAAATAATCGTTGAATATGTTAGTGCGGCTTCACAAAGCCCAAATGATACAGAAAATAAGACAAACTATAGTTCCAGCTAATTTCTGTGGACTTGGACAGAAAATAAGACAAACTATAATTTCAACTAATTTCTGTGGACTTGGACAGAAAATAAGACAAACTATAATTCCAACTAATTTCTGTGGACTTGGACAGAAAATAAGACAAACTATAGTTCCAACTAATTTCTGTGGACTTGGACAGAAAATAAGACAAACTATAGTTCCAACTAATTTCTGTGGACTTGGACAGAAAATAAGACAAACTATAGTTCCAACTAATTTCTGTATATGTTAGTACGGCTCCCGGAACTTCACACGAATCAGAAGAAAATAAGGCAGGAAGCTAAGCGCTTCAACGTGCTGGATTGCGGCCGTAGGTGGGGCAAGTCGAAGTTGAGCGTTAATCTTTTGGTTGAGGGCGCATTGGATGGCTATCCTGTTGGGTATTTTGCCCCGACGTATAAATTATTAGAGGGAACGTTCAAAGAGTGCTATAACGCCTTAGAACAGGTAATAAAGCGAAAGCATGATCAGCAGTTCATTGAATTAGTTACGGGAGGGATTATTGAGTTTTGGAGCTTGGATAACCCGAACGCTGGCAGATCACGAAAATATAAGGTGGCCATTGTGGACGAGGCGGCATTCGTAAAAGACCTTTGGGATGCGTGGACACAAAGCATTAGACCTACCTTAACGGACTTAAAGGGCGGGGCGTGGTTTATGTCAACGCCAAAAGGGAAGAACGATTTTTATAAATTGTGGATGCGTGGGCAAACTGGCGAAGAGGGATGGGCAAGCTGGCAGATGCCGACAAGTACAAACCCTTTTATTGACATATCGGAGATTTATTCAGCTGAAAAAGATTTGCCTGCTTTGGCATTTAAGCAGGAGTACCTTGCGGAGTTTAACGATAACGTGGCTAACCCCTTTGGCTTCCAGTTCATCAAGCAATGTACGATGCCAATGAGTACCGAGCCTCCTGTTTGTTTTGGGGTGGATTTAGCTAAGTCGTTTGACTGGACTGTGATTATCGGACTTGACAGATTTGGTCAAGTAAGCTATTTAGAGCGCTTTCAAAAGGACTGGAATATTACGAAGCAAATAGTAACGCAATTACCAAAGGCACCGATTAAAGTGGATAGCACTGGCGTTGGCGATCCTATTGTTGAAGACCTGCAAAGGCAACGACCGAATGTATTCGGGTTTAAATATTCGGCAAGCTCAAAGCAACAACTTATGGAGGGGCTGCAATCAGCAATCCATCAAAGGAAGGTCGGCTTTCCGGAGGGGGTTATAACAAAGGAATTAGAAAGCTTTGAGTACGAATACACGCGAACGGGAGTGAGGTTCAATGCGCCAACGGGTATGCATGATGACTGCGTGAACGCTTTGGCATTGGCATGGTCGCAATTTATGGAAAGGAAGCACGATGTAAAATACGTTTTTATATGACATGGAACGATTTAACAGTAGGGCAGTATCAAAGGATCTATCCAATTATTACAAGCGATTTAAGCGATGAAAATAAACTGCAACAGATAGTATTTGATTTAGAGGGTAAGGATTGCACGGCTGCTGATTTAGAACGCAAGATGGGTGAATATGCTTTCCTGTCTCAGATGGATATTAAGCCGAAGGCAATGAAGCGGTTTAATGTAAATGGCAGGTGGTATCGGTTTAATTACGACATAGAGAAAATGCCAGCTGCAAGATACGTCGAGATTAAAACGTTCATGGGCGGGGACTTTGTGAACAATATGCACATGATTATGGCATCGGCTGTGATGCCTATGAAGCGCAAATGGTCTGGCTTTGTGGATGCTAAGTACGAAGCTGAGAATCACGGCTTTTATGCTAAGGATATGCAGGATGCCAATTTTATCGACTGCTATAATTCGTTGGTTTTTTTTTATCTAAGATTGGCTCCTTTGACCGGAAGTTTCCTTCCCTTTATGAAGAAAAGCCAAAAGATGAAAACGGTAATGAAGAAAGCGGAGGAGATACTTTTACAAAGTATTACGGATGGATCTTCGCAACAGAAAAGGTGGCCGAGCTTGAGCGCATAACATTGGAGCAGGCTTACGACCTAAGCACTTTACAATATTTAAACGATTTAGTTTACATAAATGAAAAGCAAAAGAATGAACGTAAAATGATGGAAGAGCTAAATAATAAGTACAAATTAAAATAGGTCAGTTTTCTCATAACAAGAATCCCCCGGCTTATTCTTAAGCAGGGGTTTTATTTTTTAGGTATTTAAGTATATGGCAGATGTATTTGCAGGACTTGGCGAAAGTAAAAGCAGTTTTGAGCCGTTGGATTTATCAGCGGTCGAGGAGGTGTTGTTGGATTACGCAAAGCAGTTTCAAAAGATGGCTTCCCGTCAGCTTCGACGTGCAAATAAGATAAGCACAGGGAAGCTTGAGGAATCTATTGCCTTTGAGGTAACTGATACTGGTGAGGGTTATGAGCTTGCGTTGAAGGTGTTAGATTATTACAAGTTCGTGGATCAAGGTGTAAGGGGCGCTGGGCCTAATAGTCGCAATAAAACTTCGCCATATAAGTATCGTGATAAGATGCCTCCTGTAAAGGAGATTCTTAAATGGATAAGCCAAAAGGGATCATTAAAGGCGGTGGCAGAAGATCAGCGACGCGGATTAAGTAAAGCGCAAAAAAAAAGTAGGGCGTTAAAGGCAACATCGCAAAAGATAAAACCTAAGTCTTTAGCCTTTCTTATTGCTCGAAAGATACATCAGCGTGGTTTACCTTATACCGGATTTTGGGAGCGTAGCTTCGAGCAAACGTTTAAAGGGTTAGATGTTAAGCTAGCACAGGTTACGGGGTTAAATATTAGAACTAACTTTGACCAATTGATTAAAGAAATAAAAAGCAGATAATGGCAATCACAATTAAAAGCGCTCCACAGGCATCGGGATATGTATCGGCAAATGAAGATGTATGGCACGTGGTGGACAGCACGAATAAGAATATCACGGGTTTTAAATATCTTTTTGATATTTATAAGGGCGCTGAATTACTTACAAGGGTTACAAATAATCCGTATGGTGATGACGATTACGGGGTGGTAAATGTCGGCAATATTGTGAGGTCATTAGTAGTGGTGGATACGCTTGCGGATATAAATATGAGCAGTCTTTATAATTCATCTTTCCCCGTGCTATCTGCCGGTATCGACTTTTGGTGGGGTGAGTACGATGTAAGGTATGGAGAGATTTGCGGAACGACCACCACAGAAAATGACGCATCCGGCACGTATCGGGTTTACAATACCTATAATCGCCATCCGCTTCATAAGTCAGGAGCGTCACTTAGTAGTGGAACGGTGTACCTGACAAATCGACCTGATGAAAGTTATTTTTATGTTGGTGAGCCTGTTATATTAAGTATAAATGGGAAACGATTGGTAGCTGGGAATACCATGTGCTTGCAAATAAACACGGCGGAGAATTGTTTTACAAATGTCGATGGTCTTCATTATTTCAGTTTAAACGGACTTGATCAGGACACGACATTTTTTGTAGATACGAGCGGAACGCAACTTGGGCAAACAAAGAAACTAAAAAAACGTTGCTCGAAATATACGCCATATACGTTGGTGTTTTTGAACGCTTACGGCGCATGGGATAGCTTCACATTTGTGAATGGCAACGTCATGACCGACAACCAAAAAAAGAAGTTTGAGCAAAGCGAATGGAAGCTGAGCGGGTTTAATATGGTCAACAAGTCAGGCAAGGTGCTATACGAAGGGATGCGAACTTATGGCAGTGAGTTTAATACGAAGATGAAGCTGACAACGGATCTGCTCGATAGCGGTGAGTACATTTGGCTGTTTGAATTAATGGTTTCTCCTTTGGTGTATTTATGGGATAAAACGGCAAACCTTTTCCACCCCGTTCAGATTACAGATAGCAATTATGAGATAAAGAACGGCCTACAGAATAAGACCGAGACGCTGGATATTAATATTGAGGTGTACAAACAAAATACTCAGTACCGATGATTTACGAATTATTTTTGGAGGGGCAATTAGTTGATATCCGTCAGGATTTAGGGATGCAACTTAATTTCAACATTGATGACGTTAATAAGTACGGCAGTAGGGATACATCATTCAGCAAAACGATTGTTCTCCCCGGTACAGCAAAGAACAATAAAATATTTGGTTTTGTTGGTGAACTTGGGAGCAGTAATCCATATGTCCCCGGCGGTGAGAATATAAACGTTAATTTCAACGTGGCGCAAACCACAAAGGCGGAGCTAAGGGCAAATGGTCTGTTGCTTTTAAAGGGCGTTTTTAGGCTCACAGGGATTGTAAAGGAGCGTGACATGATAGAATATGAGGGGAACTTATTCGGTGAGCTTGGCGGGTTTATTGCGGCCATTGGTGATGGTAAACTCGAGGATTTGGATTTCAGTGCGTACAATCATACGTACACACGGAACAATATTGTGAATAGCTGGGATACAATAAACGGGTCAGGTTATTATTACCCATTGATTGATTATGGCACATACTCAACACCTGAAAAAAACCCCGGCAGGGTAAAACGTGATTATGATTACAGAACTTTTCGCCCGGCGTTATTTGTGAAAGAATATCTTGATAAGATGTTTGAGCCGAGCGGTTACACTTATGAAAGCAGTTTTTTTGATAGTGCTTTTTTTAAGAAGTTAATAATACCTACAAATGTAAATAAACTTACAAAGACATTAACTGATATTTTAAATGCAAGCAGGACTACGACTCAGGTAGTATCAATAGGCAATACTGTTAT